TCACCTACAAAGAAAGGCGCTCCGAAAGTTCCTTCGAACGCATTAAATGTCAGATTTTCGGACGTATTAACACTGTCTGGGCCTGGTGTCGACCCCACAAAGGTGGGATAAAAAACAGCATCAAGACTTGACGAAACAGTGTTAATCTGATATGCTAAATCTGTAGTCAAAGAATGATAAGCGCTATCTGCTCTAACCGCATTCTCTGCCTGATTAGCATTTTCAGCAAGGAGAGCAAATCGTGCGTGATCTGCGCTATCGGCTTCTGCGGCAAACTGAATGTTTGTTAGCCCTTCACCGTCTCCGTATAGAATCCCACTGACATATAGATCGCTGTCTACTGTCAACTCACCCGTTACCGTAACACCACACGTTCCACCTGATCGTGTAGGAGTAGAGTCTCGAAGACATCGAAGAGATATGATGTTACCAAATTCATCGACTCCCAATAATGTCTCTAGAGCTTCTTGCGTGATAAGTGTCGACAAATCAGTTACTGTATTTCCAAATTGATCTTCTAAATCACCACCAAAGGTAAGATTGCCTGTAACATTAAGATCGCCAGTGACCTCAGAACCAGTCTCCGTATCGTTTATGTTTCGATTTCGAATGTTAAGTACATCTTCGAGCTTGACACGCTTCGTAACTAATGAACTGATATCATTCACAATCAGTTCATCAGAATCGCTGATAGCATTAGTTATGGGTAGCGACTGATCGCTATCCATTAATATCAGTTGTGAAATTTTGACATCAGCCATTTTATTTCCTCAGAATTTATCTTTATTTATAACGTTACGGAACAACTTCGATATTTACAACACCGACTTCTGAAATACCTTCGCTTGGTGTCGCACGATAAACGAACGAATCCGATCCAACATAATCAGAATCTGGTGTGTATCTGAACACGCCATCGACCGCATTGAGTATTTCGACAGTTCCGTTCGAAGCGTCTCCGCCAATAGCAACGGTATAGACAACACTACTTGAGAACAAGTTGTTGTCGAGTGTTATATCAGTTGGTGTGTTAACTGGTACGGTTACCGAATAATCCACCGCATCTTCTTCTGACGTTATCGTAACAGAAATAGGATAGGATTTCGTTCCGAATTCACCAATAACACTAATGTTAAACGAATCCGAACCGAAGTAATCTGCGTCAGGATTATAGGTCCACGTTCCAGTTGCTTTGATAACACCATCATCATTGACCAATACACTTCCAAGAGCCGCACTCGCATTTCCATGGAGAGGCGTTGACACTGAAAATGATGTAGGCGTTGAAGATAGATTTTCTATTGTAAAGTTTCTCACAAGCGTAGTGTCTTCTATTGTCGTGCCAGATAAAGGTGAGGCAACAAATGCGCTATCAGCACATACACGTGAGAACAATTCGTTTGGATTATCAAGATCGAGAAAGTTGACACAAGCCTGATCGATAACACCGATTGCTGATCCTGTATCTTTGTACAACTGAATCTTCATGTCGAAGTCGAGTGTGTACACAATAGATCGACGTGCTTCTATAGGCGCTTCGAAATCATCCGAGAAAGTGATGCCAGTCATGGTGATTGGCGTATCTTCCTTGATGTCTGTGTTATCTAGTGGTTTAACTGTAACTGTATAACTCGGTGTAAAATAAGGAAGAATCTGTTCAACAACCTGAAGCGCATCATCTTGTGATTTGGCATAAATGCTCAATTGAAATGACACGATATATGGCACAGGAACATACAGTCTGTTAGCCACTGAAGGGTCTTGATTATAATTCATACACGAGTTTGCTTTGGGCAATTGGCGTGTCTGATCGTAGTTCATTGCCACAATCTCAAAAGACATACGTGGTAGTTTTACCGCAATCTGTCTTTCGGCATCTTCCCCGCTATTCATCGCATCTATACGTGCCAAGAAATCCCGTTTAGGGGCGTATGACAATGGCACCTTGACCTGACTGATTGTGTTACCCGCTGAGTTTTTTCGAACAACATTAATGTCATTGAACAACGAGCCAAAGACAGCCACTGCCTTTCTTATTCTTTGATGATAGAAATGACCGCCAAACATTATGGATCTCCAAACGGATTAGTTTCGCTAAAGTCGATGAAGTCTATATCACCGCCTTGTAGCGTAGTGTTGAACGCATCGTTCTGAGCACCATCTTGAAGATCTTCGCCGATAGAAACAGGAACACCAGAAGCCTCGGATGTATCTCCAGTGACTGTTATACCCGTTACAAATTCAGAATATTCTCCGTCTGTATCACCCGAATGACCAATGTAAATTTTTATTGCCGACGAATCAGACGCATCGATATCAACTACCTCACCTCTCATTGAACCTTGAGTGACATTTTCGCCTATTTCAAATTCACCTGAAATAGAACTGAAGGTTAGAATAGTCTGATATGCGTGATAACCTTCGACGGCATCAACCTCTTGTCGACCCGTATCAAAGTCTTCGTCGTTGTAATCAAACAACTCACAGCGCATCTTGAACACAGGTAGGTTCTTGAGTTGATAGAACGGTGACTCGTCCTCTACTTTAGTTATCTCGAAGATTGAGCCTGACAACTTGAGGAAGATTAGATCACCTTCTCGTGGACGGTAGAATGTGCCCTCATCGTTCTCATACTGGCCTATTCGATCTTTCCATCGTCGACGTGATACGATAAACGTTGCGGCATCACGAATCTCTACACCAAACTTAGTGAACAGATCTCCTTCACCATCGAACCCTTCTACGTTCTCGATGTACATTTCTATTTGATATGCGTTATCAAAACGTGACACACTGTCATCGTCGAATACGGTATCTCGATTGACTATTTCACGAGGCAAATAGTATACGTCCTGACCATAGATCTTCAAAGACTCGATGATCAAGTCTTCGTATAGATTCTGTTCAGAGCGAACACCTTGAGTGAAATATAAGTTTGTTGCCATGTTTTATCCCATGAAGAAGTCTGGTGGGAATTCGTTTTCGTTACGAAGTTTCTCTTCAAGTTTTTCTAGTTCGGCAGTAGCATCTTCGTAATATTGTCGACCATTCATTGTCACACCACCAGGCAACTGCATACCTTCAAATTTCATCATGTTCATACCCCACTGCTGTTTGATCAGTTGTGTGGTATAGTCTTTTATAAACTTGTCGTTGTATATCTTAACGTGTGTGTCGGGATCAACTACAGTGAGAACTTCCATAATAACGTACTCACCCACATCTAGATTACCCATGACATTCGGTGCCCAATCACCGAAAATGTATAGACGATCTTGATGACGTGAGTAAGTGACACGAGGCTCACCCTCAAATAGTTCGTCGAGGAATTCAAGATACTGTTGCATCTGGTAGTAGTATGACATACCACCCGCAAAGTTCATGAAGTCTCCCATACTATTCAACATCATCTGATATCGAATATCGAACATGTTAACGTTCGAGAATGTACGATTGAAAGGAAACACTTTCGTAACATAAAGAACATTGGCGTTGATAGGAATATATTCGTTATCAACGTCTGCTTGTGTTATTTGATGCTTAATATATGTTCTATACGTAGCGTCCGCATGATATTCTTGATACATCTGAAGAGCATCGTCGACTTTGTCTTCTATCTGATCGTCATCGACATTGATCTCAAGTACAGGAGCACCTAATCGTCTCAAACAAAAATCAATCAATTCCTGTCTTGTTGAAGGTGATGCCATGTGTTGTTCTCCAAAATTTTATTATATTTATACGACTAGGCTTCAAGTTCAACGGCTGTTACAGTGACCGTAATAGCGGCACTGCCTGCCGACAAGTTTTGAACACGAATCGGTATAACTGTGTCTGCGTTTTCATTCCAACCTATAATACCAGGAGCCACCCTAACTGTCTCTGCGCCTGTCGTAACCACCTCGGTGATAAGACCAACCGAAGCATCGATAGGATCTCCATAAACACGAGACGCATCGGTTGTACGTGAAGTCGCATCTGTGTATATTCTAATCCACGAAGCATGTGTTGTTTGTATTTTGAGCAAGGCATACGTCGGGTAAGCACTGCCGATATCTACATTGGCTTGTTCAGTATTGGCAAGGTTAGGTGTTGTAACAGAAAGAGATGTTCTTGAGAAGGCAGAAGGAACACCGCCATTTCCTGCCGAAGTCCCATTGTTACCCCACAATAACCTTCCTGCCGAATCATAAACAACAAAGGATCTACCGTCGCTGTCTAAGAGTCGACCACTTCCTGATACCGAAGAACTGGTTCTAATGCGAATATCACCTTCAACATTCGTAGAGTCTAGATCGGTAAGGCCAAGAGCAATTAGGTTATCCAACGACAACGTATTTGTTGATGGATTGTACGTAAGATCTGAGACATCAACGTAAGCACTGTCGAAACCACCTGTTCCCGCATTGGCGTAAGTGAATACTAGGTAGTGTGTCGCATTCGAATCGGTGTCTTCTGTTTTAATTTTATCGACATCGGACTGAAGCGCAAACTCGACATCCCCTTCCATGACCAAGCCATCGGAAGTTCTTCGATGTAGAACTTTCGTGTTGCCCGCTCTAGTAGGAACATCTTCAAGGAAGAGCTTACCTTCCATAGTCGCACTGTCAGAAACAGTAAGAATTTCATCCAGAACAATGCTACCGCTTGCGAACGAAGCGAATATGTTTGAACCCGCAACGTCTGAGATAACTGTCGAAGAAGATTTTACATTCAATGCGCCCGTCAAGTTTATGATTTCTTGAGCGGCTCCCGCATCAAATATTAGATTGTTTGAGAGATATACATTCGAAACATCTAGGTCTTTGTTAAGTTCCCATCGATCAGTTGACGAATTATATGTTATGGTAGCATTTGCTCCCTCAACTGTGATGCCTGCGCCATTTGCGCTTGAAGCGTCTGGGGCACCTTGTGCGATAACTATATTTTTGTCGTCTACAGTAAGCGTAGTCGAATTGATAATGGTTTGTTCACCGTTGACTGTCAAGCCACCAGTTATGACAACATTACCAAACACATCCATGTTACCGGCTACAGTTGCTCCGCCAGTAAAGACAGCACTATCCGCAAGAAGGTTTGCGATTGTGATGTCGTTTGTAGTAATATTTCCTCGATCTGTAACGCTTTGTAGGGTGTCTATTTCTTCAAAGGCACCGAGCGTCCATCCAATACTGTCGTTGTTTTCGTCGGTAGGATCACCTTTTAATGCGAGGTAATATATCGGTAGAACAGGCGGAATCTCATCGAGAGTGTCGGTTTTAAAAGTTAGTCCGCTAAAAGTAGGCGTAGTTGTCCACGATCTAGTACCGTCGGCATTAGATACAAATACGGCCCCGTCTGATTCTGGATTACCAGGGTTAGGTTCTGCTTGATCGAGGGAAAGCCATTCATAGCGATCTGGATCGAGATCGTTGGGATCCCTCGTTTCAACAGCACCTGTAAGTGACTCTATCGTCATAGTCTTATCCGTTTAACGATTCTAGTAAAGACAAGGTCAATTTTAAACTGTCGTCCGTATCACCAACCCCAGGTGGTCCAGGAGTTCTTGACGTGATTGAATGTGAGTACGCCAAAATCTGATTCCCCTCCTGAATAATTAACTTACCTGTAAGAGGAGTTACAGCATCTTTTGATCGACATGCGGCTTCACGAACAAGAGGGGTCTCTTGACCTGTTCCTACATCTTTATGAATAAATGAAAATCTGACTGTTCTTGCGTCAGCATCTTCATTCGCTACCTGCGCCATCAAAACGATTGCTGTGTAACCCGCAGGAACTGTGTAAACCAGTTTCCCTTGAGCCGCATCCGAATCACGCAATGACCAGACCCTTGTTTTAAATGAATTTAGTGGAGTTGCCACTATCGACCTCCTTCGAGTGCTAGAATAAACGGTGTCATTACAGCAAACAGAGAACGATCAAATGTGAGTCCAGTAATTGTACCTTCTTCACGATTGATTCTTAATTCTTCGCCGATTCTAAAATCGCCACGTTCGTCTGTTGCCGTAAAATACACTAGTCCAAAGTTTGGTGTATCTGCTTCGGCAGAATCAAACACCACTTCGTTTTCTTTAATTGGTATACCACCGTTTTGAGGAATTGCGGTGAACATGTTTGTTCCTGATCCAACATATTCAAATGTGTGACCAGAAGCAGTGATCAAAGATCTTTGGTGGAAACTACAGTTTTGGTATCTCCTCAATTGTCTGTTGAGCGCAGGTGAAATAGTTATTTCATACGATCCAGTTTCAGGTAGTATTGAATAGTATGTAAATAAAGCGCCATATTCTGTTGAAGCGTTTGCCAATGTCGCACGACGTTCTGGTGCGCCTACAGAAACATAATCGCCAGATCCACCCAAAGAGGCTCCCCAATGACTCGTAGTACCATACTTGTCATTATTCACACTTGTATCATGTGGTGTTTTGGGAACAAGTTGTGCTACACGTGTCCAATCTTTTGCGGCACGTTCTAATAGCGATACTTCACAAGAGTCAGAGTCACGAGCAGGATTCATGCCAACCGAAACAAGAAGACCTCTTTCGTTTATGTCGACGTTGGAACCATAGTAACTTCGATCTCTTAGGTTAGCAGGTGCCTCAACAACTTCTTCGGTAATCCACTGACCTTCTTCGAAACGGAATATTTCAGCAGTACCGTTATTCTTCAAGAAGATCTGAACCTCTGTTTCGGCTCCTGTACTTGCGAATGATCCCTCAAATGTGAGAGAGTTAGCACTGGCCGCAGTGATTACGTAATCACCATCGTTGCTCGCCGATCCAGAAATAGTGAGTGTTGAGTTCACGGCAAAGTTAGAATCGAGACGGGCATCAACATCTGTCGTCGTGATTCTAGCAGGTGAGTTTGAGAAAGTAACATCATCTAGGTATTGTTTTCTTTCTATGTACTCAGGCACTCCACTAGTGGGATCGGTAAATGCGTTGACAAAATATCCACGAGGTGCTTTTCCGTCACCCATAACAAAGTAACTAGATTCAGGATTCAACCGTAATCGATATTCTCGTTCAGACAAGAAGTTGCTTGTTGGACGAATAACCTGTGCCAAAATAAATTGGTTATCGATATTTCTCTGATAGTAATAGACTTTGTTAAGAGCACCGCTCCAAGCAACAAGTAAGTCCGCACCATCTTCACTTATTGTTACTTCTGGCAAGGTAGCTGTTACCGAAGGACCGTCAGGACACGTCAGCCTTTGTTGTTGTGTCCATGTGCTAGAAGAAACATCGGGACGCAAGAAGACGTATACGGCACCTTGGCCACCATCTGTTTCGTCGTTTCGAGTTCCTGCTACCAAGGTGAGTCCATTTTCAGCCATGTCAAGCGATTCGCCAAAATAGCGATCTCTATTTGTAACTCCAGACAATGCTATGAAAGCATCCTGTGACCAAGATTCACCCGTTCGTTTGAATGTGTATACAGCACCATTGTTTCGAGTAGAAACGGTGGCATCTGTTTGATGCTGATTCAATGCGGTAACTGCTATGTAGTTTCCTGTGCTATTGATGACAGCATTATAGCCGAACAATTCGTCACCAGAAAGAGAACCAAATGGTGTGGTAGGTTGAATCAATGCTTGATAGTTCCACTGAGGAACACCCCCGACCACGTCTCTCACATAAACCTCTGCTTTACCTGCGGCATCGGCTGGTTCAGTAACGACGAGATAATTGTCATCTTTGCTCATGCTTGTCGAATAACCGAACAAGGCATTGTTGACCTGAGTGTTTACAGCAAAGGTTTCTGTTTCGTCGCTGTTTCTTGACTGTCCCCAATCTTGAGTGATTTCGTCTGACACATCAAGAACGGTATAATAGTAGTTGTCAGAGTCAAAACGAATCGCATCGTTATAGTTTGGCTTCTTAAAGTCACCAAGATTCAACGTGTAATCCGCCGAGTCTTGTGTTATAATAGTATTGATTCGAATAACATCTTCATTCTGATCATACGTAGCGTGAAGATCGCCATTGTAGAGCGACGGACTTCCACCACGTGATACCAAACCATACTTACCGAATGACGAGTTCGAGTTAGTCAACGAACACTGACCACCCGTCTCGGTCAATACTGAGGTAGTGGTTGATACAGTAAACAGAGATACCAACTGAGAGTAACCACGGTTGAGTAGGTGAACACCTATACCGCCCGCATTAAACTGAGTAAATGCGTCAAGTACCATCGATCGAAGACCAGATACTTTTGATCCGTCGATTCGTAATCCTGTACCCGATGAAGTCAGAGACGTACAGTTCTGTACATATGGTGACTGTGTAATAAAAGGTCCTGCCCCAGGAGAGTCAACACGAGGATC